CTCTATCTCCAAAATAATTTAATGTAAATATTTTTTGTGTTAAATTCAATTGCATTTGAGAAGTAGTTTTCATTTTCTCAGTATCTCTACTCATATTATTTCGATTATTATGTGAAAACCTATTTTTTCTTAAAGCTTTCAACTCATCTCTCCAATCTTTTAATGTTCCAATTGCTGCTTTTGCACTTGCTCTACGAATTACTGAACTTTTATAATCAGGTCCTTCTGTATATCCGGCGTCGGGATGTGATAAACCATGATTAGTTCTTACATATAAATCGGCTGGATTTTGTTGTTTAATAACTGGTTTATGTTTAGAAGTCATTTCAATTGTAATTAAATGATTTGGGTCTGCTAAAAATGTATGTCCTTTAACACCACCATCATATTTTACCACCGATTTGATTGCTTCTTTTAATGATTTTTGACCCAATGCATATCTAATTCTCAAACCATCCTCTGATTTTTTACCTGTCTTTCCTATGATATCTTTTTCTTTTTCGTCAAATCCAACCATTAAAGATGCATTGACTAACCCGATACCATATTCATTCATACCTTCACTCCAATCGGTTGTAATATCATGTAAATAAACAACTTCTACACCATTAATAAATGTATGCACGATTTCAATTTCAGGCTTATATGCTCTATCTCTATTTTTAGCCAAAACCATATCATTACCAAATTTTTTTGATACAATGATACACTCATTCAAAAGTTTTTTAGCCATTTAATTGTTGCTTTGGAGATTTTGATTTTAATTTTTCATTCTCTTTTGTAAGAAATTCAACTTTAACACTCAACGCAGCTACTTGCTTTGTTAAATCTAATATCATATTTCTTAAATCATCTTTTTCTTTACCAGATGCTGCTAACAATGCTTCTAATTTAGAAATACGGTCTTTACAATCATGTCTAATAAAGTCCTCATCTCTATCTCTATGTTCTGCTCTCTTTTCGTAGAATCTCCATGCACTTGCACCACCTAAAACGGTGATTGCAGTGATTAAAACTGTGTAGATATTAGGGTCTAGTGCCATTATTTTTCTTCTTTACTGAAGCCTGTATTGGCTTGGTTAATATAATTTGCTGCGTTTGAGATATGGTCTTGTACCCAAGCTGCCACATTAAATTCTTGCTCACCCATTTTTTGCTTCAATTCTGTTGCATCTTTAATAATACCATCCAATTGTTTTTGAGACATTGATACTTCATAATCAGAACCTTTTTCAGTTTCTTCGTTTTGTTTATGCTTAAGTAATTCTGTCATTTTATTGAACACTTGTTCTCCTTCATTTTCACCTAAACGATATGCTCCACCCAATTTTTCATAAATTTTAATTTTATGTTTCATTGGAATATTTTGTTCTGATACTTTTTTCCAAACTTTTGGATGTGTTACTTCAAATTTCATATTAATTTACTTTGTATATACTGATATAAATATAAAGTTTTTTATTATACAACATTACTTTACTATATACTTTTCATTTTGTGTATTAGAAAATGATAAAACCGCATATCTTCCAATACCATCCACTACTTTTGTAACTTCATGCATTGCATTTCCTTGTGTAAAATCTATTATTGCAATATTACCATATATAGGTAAAACCACATCAGTTTCTGCTAAAATTAAATTACCACCATTTTCTAATTTATATTCTTCATTTAAATAAAATAAAATAGCACATATTCTATTTTGCGTTTGCCCATCTTGGTGTTTTTTCAAAAAACAACCTTTATCATAATAAGTTAATGTTGGGGAGTGCTTTATAGAATATCTACCATCTTCATTATAAAAACAATTAACTATTTTATCAAATAAATTATTAAATTGATTTCTAATGTTTTGATGTTTATCATCGGAATAATACCAATATTGTGACATTGAATTATTATCTATTTTATCTTTATTTTCTTCAAAAAAAGAATTAACAAAGTTTTTTACATCATCATGTGATTCAAATCTACTTTGATATTGATATGTTTCTGGGTTTTCATTTGAAATGAATGATTTTCTTTTGAATACACCATCCATTCTAAGACAATTGAAATTTTCTTTTAAATTAGAATTTTGATTACAAATATATTTTTTATAAAGTTCGTAGTATTCTCTAAATTCTTCTAAATCATTAATATTAAAGAAAGTATATCCTTTAGTTGATAAATCATTTTTTAATTTTCCAATTTGTTGCGTTTGCATTTAACTTATTTTGAAATTTTATTAATTCTGATTGCCAATTTGATTCGGCTATCTTTTTAAATTCTTCTTTTTTATCAAAAGATACTATGTGTTTTTTAATAGTTTCGTTTGTTCTTGCTTTTCTTATTTCACCAACTACTAAATTATCCAATATAAATTGCGATACGGGTAATTGTTGTTCTTGCATCATCATTCCACACACCATAACATATGTATCTTCCAATCCATAATGTCCAAATTCTTCTGGTATTCCTGTTTTATTTAATAACGATTTTGATATTAATGTAAACCAACCACCTGCAAATTTAAATCCATATATTTGGTTTATATCAATTTTACCCAATTCACACAATCCCTCTTTATAAATATCTGCTGTCAAATGATAATTGACAGGTTCATTAATATATTTTTTATTGGTTACTATATCCCAAGTATTATCCCATTGTTTTACAAATTGTGGTGTTACAACAATATCTCTTAATTCGGTGTTTTCAACAACCATTTTATAAGCCGATGCTACATAATGTAATGTAGTATCTTTAAAAAACATATCACAATCTAACCAAATAAAAAAATCGGCATCTGGGTTTTGTTTTAAACTAAATCTTCTTTGAGATACACACCCTAATATAGTTGGATTACCCCAATTTAAATCCCATAAACACCAATCTAAATATTTTTGACACAATTCAGTTGCTCTATCCTTGAAATAATCTTTTGGTATTATTGTATTTTCCCAATCCGTCAATTCATCTGATAATGATAATGTAATATCTACTTTATATTTTATACTATCATCTATAAATGTAGAATTTCTTTTTAATCTTTCTAATGTTGCTGCCAAATCTTCAATCTCCTGTGGCAATACAAATATACTAATTATACCTTTCATAAATTTCTTTTTTAAGTTGTGGATTTCTATCATACTGGTGAACTATTGTAAATTCATCACCATTTTGATTATAAAATTTTCCGTCTTTATAAATTGGTGTTGGTTCTGTTATTGGTAACACATCTCTTTTTATTAAAACCGTTCCTAATTGCGTAACAAATCCTTCTTCTTGTTTTACAAATTGAACTGAATTTTTGAAATTATCTAAATTAATTAAAACATTGTATGCAGCTTGGTCAGAAAGTTGTTCTGGGTTTGCCGTTGTTTTACTCCATCTATATATTTGAATAAACAAATCTTTAATTGCATCTTTTTTACCTACAATTGTTCCTGCACAATAACTAATTTTATCTTTTAATCCAAATTGCCATTCCATAGGAAATGATGTTCCACTATTTACACATGCCCATTGGTCATCTTCCATTTTAATACATTCCGAAAATGCTAATATATCTCTTTTAATATTTTTATTTAACCACTCAGTTGGGTTTTTTTGAAATATAACATCTTTAACATCTGTCCAAATAATTACATCAGTTTGATATTGATGTAAGAATGCATACATATCTCTAAATCTTTGTAAAATAATATGTTCTTGTAATTCCGACTGAATCAATATCCAATCATTACTATGTAGATATTCAATTACTTCACTGGATACGTCATAGACCAACATTATCTTATCACCATTGAATCCACTTTGTTTGATTGATTCAACATATGGTTTTATATCATCTATTCCGTATTTGGTTATACAACCTACTATTGTGTATTTCATTATAACTTTTTAATTTCTTCTATATCTTTTAGTCCTGTTACTATTTCAAATTCTTTCCACGTATCCAACACTTCCCAATGTTCACATAGTTTGTGATTTTGTATAATTTCACAACCATTTAATTGCATTATAAATTGTAATGTATAATCTGCCCAACCAATGATTTTATTAACATTCTTTAAATAATCATAATCGTTCCAAAATGAATCTTTATGTGTTTCCCAAGCTTTTATAAATTCTTCTCTATTAAAAATAACACCACCACCTGCTGCGTATCCATCTGAAATAGGGTTTCCGTTCTTATCATTTATGTATAATAAATATTCCGTTGGGATTGCATTTGGTCTGTATCTTCCCGATGCCGAAGGTGCGGTTGGATGGATTGCCATAGAAAATTGTTCATTCAATATTGATATAGAATTTAATACAAAGTCATCTTCTTCCAATATCATAAAATATTTTGAATCGGTTTTTAAACATGCTTCATATATTCCTCTAATCCATTCAAATGTATACTCTTTTGGCCAACATTCTCTACCAACATTTACATTTGCAAAATTACCACAATATCCTAATTGAAAATTATTTCTACTGAATGTGTAATTATTTTCTTTACAAACTGATGTATAACCTTCAACATCACCATCATAATCTACATTTATAAAAATATCAGCATCCGGATAAAATCTTTGTAAGGTTTTTACCGATTTAGTTCCAGCTTCAACATTCTTCCATGCCCAAAGATACCCACTTATCAATTTACTCATTTCTCATTAATTTATATAAATTATTAGTAATTGCATTTATAAATTCATCACAAACCCATTGTACGTTTTCTTTACCGACTTGGTCAACCATTGGTAAGTAGATATTATGCATAGCTACATTTACTCCCATTGGTGGATTGCTTTCCATTTCAATAATGGATTCAATGAAATTTGATAACATTGAATGTGGAAACACAATGAATGTATCATTTACAATTGGTAAATCAGTATATTCTGGCTCTCTCCATAAAAAATTACATTTATTAAAATCATAATTGTATTCTTCAAATGGATTTTTGAAAAAATTAATATCAAATCTTGTGGATATTATTAAATCCAAATCCTCGTTTTGCAATTCATATAAACTATTGATATATGTTGCGGACATAGTTTTCATTCCATTTTCCAAAACATCACCACCACCAAATTTATTATAATTTGGGTCTAAGAATGTATGTTTTTTGGGATTGTATGCTGATATGATTTCATCTCTTTTTGGTGAGTCATATGTAAATAAGTAAAATGATATTGTATGCCCATCTTCTCTAAGAGGATTAACTACATTATGCATAAATCCTTCTATTGCATCTGCATAGTTTCTATATCTACCCACTCTACCATCGTTATAAGAAACACCAACCAAATTAATTCCAATTTTCATTAAATTCCATTTTTTGGTGTATATGATATATTACATATACCATTGTATTTTTTAACTCTTTCCAATTCTTTCCATTCATTTCGTAATATTCCTAAAAAATTACTATCTAAATATTCACCACACTTGTGGACACATTTTCTTTTTATACCTTCTTGTACAAATCCGGCATACATTGCTGTTTTATAACTTGCCAAATTATTTTCCAATACTTCGGTATCTATTCTATTCATATTTAGAACTTCAAAACCATAATCAACACCGGCTTCTAAAACAGGTTTACCATACCCTTTGCCTCTTTGTGATTCAAATACATCATGTGCTGAGTCATATCTTCTATTAACCCAATCAATATTTTGGATTTTATATAATCCAATTTTTTCATTGGTATCAGTTTTGTATGCAATTAGAAATAAATTCTTATTTGCATTTAATGATTTGAACCAATTTTCTTGGTCATCATCATTTACAAATGATATGTTATGAGTTCCAAACCAAGATTCATTTTTTAGATTTTTTAAAATTGGTAAATCTTCTCTTTCCAATTTTTTTAAAGTCATTCCATTTTTGTGCTTATACATATTACCATCCTTTTTTTATACAATCAACAATATATTGTCTTTCTTCTTCAGTTATCCACCAACCTACTGGTATTGAAACTACTTTTGGTAGAATTCTATCCAATGTTGGGAGTGGACTGATAAATTCTTTTACTGCGGTGTGCTTATCATTTCTTTCATGTACCTGCGATACTACGATACCACAATCTTTCATATGTTTATAAAAACCATCTCTATTTTCAACCAATAAACTATAAATCCAAAATGCAGAATTATGATTTGGATTTCTTTCTAATAAAGTTACCCCATCAACACCTTTTAACTTTTCATCATAAAAAGCTGCATTTGCTCTATGTTTACTAATAATCGTTTCTGCATCTTTTAAATTTTCAATACCAACCGTCGCACATACATCATTCATATGAAACTTAAAACCCCACTCAACAATATCAGCTTCACAACGGAAATCTTTTCTATTACCACCTCTATCAATACCATACCAACGAATTAACTTTGCTCTATTGTAAAGGTCCTGATGTGGTAATACTAATAACCCACCATCAACAGCGGTGATATGTTTAATTGCTTGTAAAGAATACATAACCATATTACCATGATTACCTAATTTCTTTCCTTTATATTCCGAACCAAATGAGTGTGCACCATCTTCTATAATTGCAGGTCTAAAACCATATAACTCAAATGCTTTATCTTGTATTTTTTTCAATCTATCTAAATCCAATGGATATCCACCCCAATGCACTACAATAATTGCTTTTGTTTTTGGAGTAATTTTTCTTTCCAAATCATCTAAATCCATATTAAGAGTTTTCTCATCAATATCAACCCATTTAATTCTTAAACCATTTGCTAATATAGGCCAGTTTGATGCAGTGCAAGTTAATGCAGTTGCTAAAACTTCATCACCATCTTTGAGACCAGGCCAGCTTCTTTCAATAACAGAATAACCATCCGCAGTAATTGAACTTGATGGTTTTTTTAATAAGTGTAATGCAAGGTGTAATCCAGATGTTCCTGAATTCAATGTTACTACTCTATCTGAATTAAAATATTCATTTAATTTTTGTTCAAATTCTTCTACCTTAGGTCCTTGTCCTATGTAACCACTATCTAATATTTTACCAACTTCAACTTTTGCATTTGGATTCATATGCACTTTAAATAGTTGAATTGGCGTGTTTATTTTTTTCATATTTTTTATTTTAATACCAAAGTTTATTTTCTCTTAATAATTGAAATGGAAGTTCTGATGATTTACATATTTTATTTGTTAATCCTCTTCTTTCCAATATTTCCATAAAGTTTTTTTCTTGAAATCCTATAACACCAGTTTTTTTATGATGTTCAACAAATTCATCAAACACATTTTTAAATATAATATCTGAGTTAGTTTGATTTGTTACACATATATTATCATCCGTAATTGGTGAACCAGGCCAATGATAGCCAGATACATTAACCAATGATAAATCTAAATTTTCCAATCTAATTGGGTTTGGTGTACCTAAATCATATCTACTTCTTATTATACAATCATATTCACCATTTATTAAACTATATCCTTTTTGCCAACTATGAAACATTGGAAACCCTCTAAAATTACCTGCTACATCATATTGTGGTATGGGTCTAGACATATCATCATTTGGTGATACAATTCCCTCTTTATATTTTGTAAACTTGAATGGTAATTCAGAAACATATGCTTTTGGATTATATACATTCAAAACTTTATTATGCTCTTCATCTAACCAATAATGTAAATACACATCGGTATCATAATTATCTATAATATGTTTCCAATAGTGAATATAACCTTCTTCTACTTTTCTTGGTAATCCTGTAAGTAACAATGCTACTTTCATTATTCCTCTAATTTATATTTTTGAATGTAATCGGAACAAATACCAGAACACTTACTCAAGTTATCATTATTCAATTCAGGCATAACAGCAATACTACTTTTAAGTGGTTGTTTTCCAGGATATGCCCAAATATAACCAAATGAAGTCAAAGTTGCATCATCTGTTTGATGGAAAAAATAATTTATGTTTGCAAATTTCACACCATCTTCCGTAAAATATTCAAATGAATTTAAATCTTTACAATGAACCCATAATTTTTCTGAACGATGCATTAACCATTCTTTTGTTACGGGATATTGAATAACATCGTGTCCTAAATAAAGAACACCATCATTAAACCAAATATCAATTTCTACATCATATCCCAAAGCCATTGCTTCATCTATATAATCAGGATGATTTTCTTTTTCAGGTATTCTACCATTTAAATTTCCTCTATGTGATATTAGTATCATTATTTGTGATTTTCTAAGTAATAATTTAAATCTTCAGGTGTTCCCAATCCCCACATCTTATCAATGTTAAATGTTTTAATTTTCTTACCATCTCCAATTGCTTCATTAAAAGTAGGACAAGTATAAAACTCATTATTTGTTCTGATATTTTTATCAATCATTTGTTCTGCATATTTTACATAATCAGAACCTTTAGACCAATAATAAACACCCACCGTTGCTATATCTGAAATTGGATTCTTTTCTGCTACTTCAGTTACATAACCATATTCATCCACTTTAGCAAAAGACCATTTTGGATGAGTTGCTGTAAATGTAACAATACCACCATCTACCTTTTGTTCAATCATCTTATACATAAACTCATTACTATCCCATTCTAAGAATTGGTCAGAATTTGCCATAATCAATGGAGCATCATTATCAATGAATTCTTTTGCCAATAGAGTTGTGCAAGCTGCACCTTCAGTGATACCATCTACTTCAACTATCTTACAACCAGGTGTAATTAAATTAAGTAAAGTATCTAAATTATATTTTGCTCTATGTTCTTTTTGAACTACATAGATATATGTTGCTTCTATATTCAAATTATCTACCACAACTTGTATCATTGGTTTTCCTTCAACATCAATTAAAGGTTTTGGAAATGTATAACCTGCTGCTGCAAATCTACTTCCTGCTCCTGCCATTGGGATAAGAACATTCATCTTACCACCTTGCCATTTTGGTATATCCATAGTTTTATTTGTTTCATCTAATTTACTAATAATTTTTGATATTACCAAATCTTTTGGGTTATCAACTCTTAAAACATTTGCACGACTTCTACTTGCTGCTAATAATCCATGTGGAGAATCTTCTACTATTAAAGTTTCTTCTGGCAAACATCCCATCATACTCATTGCTTTCCAATACATCTCAGGATGTGGTTTAGAGTTCTTTACATCCTCATTAGAGATGATTAAATCCATAAACTCAATTATACCTATCTTTGCTAACATTACCAATACTGACCTTCTAATTGAGTTTGAAGCACATGCCAATTTATATCCCCTATTTCTCAATTCTTTGAATAATTCAATCTTTTGTAAATCAGGTTCTAATTCGGATATTGCTTCTATTGTCAATTCCTGCTTTCTATTCCAAACGGTTTCGTAAGTATCTCTATGTAATCCTTTATTTTGTGTAAGTAGTTCCAATTTCTGATTAGTTTTTAATCCATCATAAATTGATAAATGTTCTGCTTCTGAAATTACATACTTATCACTTTTTGCAATTTCCCACAAAGCTTTGTTTAAAGTATCAAAGTGTATTTGTTTTGCTTCTACCAATACACCATCCAAATCAAATATTATTAATTTTGTCATTATCTATATTTTTGCCAATCGTTATGTTTAAATAATCCCTCATTATGTCCAACTTTATATTGTTGTTGGGCCCACCATTTACTTATATTTCCTTCCAATCCAATACCTTCACCTGCAAATGGTTTGACTGTATCTAAATAAAATTGTTTTTTATAAAGACATGGATTATTTGTCCAATTGCCGTATCGTGATGTAGTCCAAAACATATCTTCCGATTTATTTATCAAATCAGGAAACTTTTCAGCAGGGTCACACCAGTGAACTGAATCTAATAAATGCGGTGAAGTGCATTCAATTTCTTTATCATAATATTCTAATTCTCTACCTTGATATTGAAATGAAAAGTGTGGATGGCCAGGTTGTTGTCTATGTCTTAATCTAACCACATCCAATCCTAATTCAATTGCTTTATAACTTCTCAACAAAGTATTGTAAGTAGTTTCTTTATCTTCAATTAAATTCCAATCATGCTCTAATACTAAAACATAATCTTCTTTTGCATTTTCAGTTAATCTAATAAATGCTTGACCTATTCCGATATTCTTTTGTAAACCTATGAAATCCAATCCAAAGTGTCTTGCAATTTCCATATCTTGTGGTGTTACTTCCTGAAATAGAATTGTAACATCGTTTACCATATCAAATAAACCATTTTCGTAATATGTGGTTAAAGTATCTACTAATACTTGTCCACTATGCCAGGATAATATTCCTATGCTAATTGGTAATTTTTCCATAACTTATTTTTTAACATAACTTGTCCATAAATAAAAATTAAATTCTTCATTTCTATATGGTTCTAATCCATTTTTAATTACTGCATCTTTTAAAAGGTCATAATTTGTATCGGATGCGTATGGCCATTGCCAATAATCGGTAGCAAGTTTCCACATATCAGGACCGGCTGAATAATCATGTGCAATTATATTATCACCACTTTTTAAGTATTCCGAAAAAACATTAAATTCTTTTGGTTTATCACCACCATCACATACTACTAATGTTTTTCCTGGTCTTTGTATATAAGAAATAATATCATTAAATGCTTTTTTTTCAAAACAATCTTCAACTCTAAAATCAATATCAGTTCTGCCTGTATGATTTATTGTTCCATCTATATCATATGAAACAACCATTGCGTTTGTTTTTTTATTATCGTATAACCAAGAAGTCAATCCACCATTATATGTTCCAATTTCAATTATAGTATCAAATTGTGATATATAAGTTGGATTTAATGCTAAATAAACTCCCAACACTTGAGACATTTGAATACCATTGTAAATATTCAATCTCAAATATGGATGTGATGCATGCCATCCTGTAATTTCTGTAAAATCAATTTTTTCTGACATTGTTTTTTTCAACATCACATTTAACATAAATGCATTAAAATTAAATCTATTTAATTCATTTAATCTTTCTTGTTGTTCGTTTGTTTCTTCCATAATTCAAATTTTTCTATTAATTTATCTACTACTTGTATTTGTGTGTAATTTGCTATTACCTTTGCCATACCATTATATGCAATTCTTTCTCTTTCTTCTTCATTTTCTGCATAATAGTTTATTTTTTCTATACAATCAAACATCTCATCATAATAAACTATATCTTCACCATCTATAAAAATTTCAGAAAGTCCTGTTTCTTGTGCCAATCTATCGGTAATAACCATTTTACCACAAGCCATACCTTCAAATAATCTACGGGTAATTTCTTTCCATCTACTATTTTGAATAACCATCAAACCACTATTTAAAAACTTTGTATGCTCTTCTGCATCCATTCCATTTCTATTTCCAATAGCACCTTCACCCCAACTTGTAATATAATCTAAAAATTGAGAACCACCCGGTCCTCTACTTGTAACTGCGGTGTATTGTGGTTCTGTATTTAATGGAAACTGAACTGCGGTATCTGCCCAATGTGTTACCCATTCTGCGTTAATACCTCTATTTTTATATTCTTGAGCAGATTGTTTATCTGGTGTAATTGTGTAGTGAAAACGATTTGCTTTTGGATAATTTCTTTCAAAGTTTTGCGGGTCATCACCACTCTCTTGAATCCAAAATGTATTTGGTTTCAAATTCTTATCTAACCATTTAGAATCAAATCTACCCCAATCCATAAATAATACAATATCAGTCGGAGTATCTTGCTGAATCCATAATTGTAATTGCGATTCATCACCATTCGGTATTGGAACTATTTCAGTTTCCCAACCTCTTTCTTTAAATTCATTTAATAATGATAAAGGTGTTGACCATGTTTCATTTGGTTTATGGTCGTATATAAATGTTATTTTCATATTTCGTATTCTTCTCTTTTAAAATTTATTCCATAATGATATTCGCCTTCTCTATTATAGTGTGAATATGGTTTCCAATCTTTACCCTTTTGAATATAATCTACTTCCGCACCAAATCTATTAGTTCTATCTCCACCACCATCTATACTCTTTGCATATTCACCCGTCATCCACCAAAAGTTACCAGAATATAATACCCAACTACCAACTCTACCATATAAACACCCATAGGTGTTAAAATCCGTTTGGTCAAATATTCTAATTACATCTTTACATTTTTCAATGTTAAAATAATTCATTAATTTTCTCCAACTTTCTATGTTTGGATAATCATCACTATTAAACTTAGATGCTCCTTTCGTATGAATATACAAAATATAATCGGAATTACCAAAAGTTTCCTTATCTTTTTCTATCAAATCCAATGTTGTCCATTCACTAGCTGCAAATCTAATATCTCTAATACGATAATTTGGTTTTTGAAAATTATAAAATTTATCAACTATATCCGATGTAGATGTTTGGTCTTTAGCAACTGAAATCCCCACATTAAGTATGTAGGGAAAATCAAAGTGTTTTTCTATTAAAGAAAGTTGTTCATCAATTATTGGTTCAACACCATCTATTGCATAAATGTGATAATAAATTCTGACCATTATAAAGTATCGTAATAGTTATTTTGCTTTTCTTGCCTTTCTATTTCTTTAGTATGCTTAATACAATATATTGGTTCTGCTGGGAATGATGAATATGATTCAAATCCACCAATTCTTTCATGTACTTTACCCGACCAACCTATGGTTTCTTTATTTCTATAAATACGGGTTTGATAATCTGGGAAATTAACCCATCCTTCTGCATTCACATTCCATCCCCATTTTTGAATATGTGCATCTGTTAAACCATTTACAACATTAATTCTAGGAACTACAATTAAATCTTTATCTAAATTATCACTTAATATATCTTCTAAATTAACAATTAAATTTGGGTCTAATAATTCATCTGCATCTAATTGGAATATCCATTCACCTTTACAATGTGAATTTAAAAAGTTTTTCCAATGTGCAAAATCATTATCAAATTCAGATTCTATTAGAGTAATATGGTCGGATTCTGCATGTAGTTCTAAATATTCAATTAGTTCTTGTGAAGCTTTTGGTGTATCTAATAAAACTACTATTTCGGAATTTTCTCCTTTATAGTTTAATAATTGTGTAAGTAAGTTAATCGTTTCTTGAAACTCATTACATACAGTCAATGCGTAACTTATTTTCATTTTTATCTATTTTTATTCTGCTTATCAACTTTAACACCTCTAGCTGGTTTTTCTTTTGGTGTAAGTTTTGATACTTGCATATCCAATGCTGCAACTTTTTTTATATTTTGCCAAATGTATGTTCTATATGCCTCATCCGTAATAGTCGGTATTCTACCTACAATTTTTGAATATATTTGTTTTGCTCCACCTTTCATTTCAATTTTAGCGGTATCTTCATTAACAAATTTTCCAAAAAAATGTTTAATAAGTTCCGGTCTAACATCACTAACTTTAACAGCATGAACAATATCTTTTGATTTTGAACAAAACAATGTAAATATTATTGGAGCATTATTTGGAGTGTATTTTTCAGTAGTTCCATCAACATATTTATATTCCTTAATCAAATAAAACTTACCTCTGACCATATCATATTTATTAATATTAGATTGGTCTTCAATCATTTTTTTGTAAGCAATATTATAATGTTTTTGGTCTGGCATTATTTATTTAACATTTTCAATTTTGGTAATTGTAATTGCTGAAACTTTGGTTGTATCTTAGTATAAATACCATATTGGTTTAAAATGGTATCAAATAATTTAGTCATTTTTTCCAATCCAAAATTTTGTTTGTTTTGTTTACCTAATTGAAATGCTCCTGATTTGTATTTATCGTAATTTTTATAAACATCCTTAATTAATGGAAGTGCTTTTGAAATATTTACATTAAACCATTGTGACTCTCTTAATAAGAATTGGTCTGCTGCTGACTCATGTACATTTTTTAATTCACCTTCTAATAATATTGCACCTTCTTTTAAGAAATCTAAATGCCCACTCCAGTTACTTACTAAAATCGGTTTACCTGTTAAACTGAATTCTAACAATGGTCTACCAAATCCTTCACCTTTTGTAAAGTTTATCATTGCTTTAACCTTTGGATGTTCGTATAAACCATTCATCTCACTTTCACTTAAATCACCATGTAAAAGATAAACAGGAACTTTACCATAATCAGGTCCTAATGCTTCTCTGATTTTAAATATTGTTTGTTCTCTATCTAATACACTAAATCCTGCCGAACTGGTTTTCATAATTAATGCAGGTTTAACTTTCTCATTTTTGAAAGCCATTGCAAATGTTTTAACCATCATACCTACATTCTTTCTATCTTCTCCTAAATCACCTCTTAACCAATGTCCTACGAATAGGAATGCAAAATCTTCTTTTACGGCATCTAAATCAGAAATATGTGCTACCACATCTGTTCCAAAACTTTCTTCATTAAAACCTTCAAACAAAACTTCAACAGGTTTTTCAATTTTATGTTGTCTAATAAGTTGTTTAGTTACATTATCGGCTTCATTATAAATTGTATCAACCAAACTTCTTTTAGAATGTTCAGATGGAACAATGATTAAATCCATTCTGTTACAACCAGTAATCCAATCCAACGCACATGCCGTTGTTTCAATTGCTGCTGTAATACCAATATTGTAATGCCCTTTAGGTTCAAATTCGTTTGGAACTGTCACCTGTATAAAAATATCAGGTTTTTCATTTACTTGTTGAACGATATTATCTACAACCCATTTGTGAAATTCGTTATCATAATTCAATGCATCCATTGGAGTCATACCCCATCTCATTGAAACGATTTTGATATTGAATTTATTTAATTTATAAAGAGAATGTAATAAATCTCTACTATGGTCACCATAACCACTTCTTGTGGCTACTGGTCCTTGAAATACTAATGTTGGTTTCATACTATATGTTATATAACTGATATTTTTTAATTGGTTTCCAATTTGCAAATGCACCTTCCATACCATCAACTAAGGTTTTACACATTGCTTCTCTACTTAATCTACTTTCATCCCCTAACATCCATTCTCTACCTTTTAATCCCGCTGCTTTTCTATCTTCTTTTGATGTTTCATACCATTCTTTAATCAAAGGTGCAACATCTGCGAAATCAACTCTATCATCAAAGATATATGGAGTAGGAACCGAACCGGTTGTTGAACGAACTGGCCAAATTGGTTTAACCCAATCACCATGTTTAGTTCCTTCATACTTACTCTTATCATTTAATGTTCCGATTTTAACATAATCTTCTTCATTTAACAATTTACCATCAATTTCAAAACCACATTGGTCTTGTAATCCACCTGTAACTGTCACAATGATAGGAGTTCCCGCCATTACACTTTCTGCAGTTGCCAATCCAAATCCTTCATTTGAAGCTATGTTAATAGTAACATCACCCATATTATAAAGATAATTCAATTGTTCTTCCGTATATCTATTTGGTGCAAAGATAACTTTTGAATTGGGTGCACAATGTTCTATTGTTTTTGGTAAATCTGTACCATTTTCATCAACAGGTGCGGTATGCATCAATAAACAAACTTTCTCTCTTTTATCTTCAGATAATTCTTTAACAAATTCTTCAAATGCTAATATTACATCGATTGGTTGTTTTCTACGAATGTTTCTATTATTCCAATAGAGAACAAAATCATACTCTTTATCACCAAATATTTCTTTTTTGAAATCAGTTGGAACGGATACTGGTTTATATAAATCAGAGTTAATACCATGCGGCACATAACTTACTTGCCAATCTTCCGGCTTTTTCCAATGTGCTTCTTTATCCCACCCCCAAACTCTACGGGTAATACCATATGTTTGTTTTGAAATACATCCAATCCAATCACAACTCTCATAGTAATCTCTATTGTATTTAGGGTCTGGTAAATCATCCCAAATATGATAAAAGAACAATGGAACCGATTGTCTCACTTCATGTGCCATTTCATATAACCAAATCCAATATCTCGGGTCTGTAAAGTGTAAAATTGCATCCGGTTTTTCTATCATTAATAACTGACGAATAACATCAGGATTACCATAACCATCAAACGGATAAATTTTTACGGAAGCATCTTTAACGCCGGTTTGACGTGCAACATCTTCACTTAAATCCATTATTTTACCAGCTTCTGGATGTTTGATTGCTGCACCTAATTGTACCCAATCGTATTTATCAACGGTCCCCAATACTAATTGTTTGGAAACATTGGCAATACCACTTGCCATTCTCAAATCATCTGAAAGTAACAGAATCTTCTTTTTTACCATAACTTATTTTTAAAATATATATTGTTTAATTTAAATTTTTTAATCCCCTATCACAAATTCCTCTATGATGAAACTCACACCACTCACATAGTTTGGTTGCATTCTTTGGAAATTCTATATCAGTTCTATAATTACCATCTTTGTCAAAGACACTTTCAACAAATTGATTAAATCCTTTCCATGCTTTATTTACTGATACTTTACCATTTGCAGGTATATGTTTACTCATTCTATGAGTTGGTATATCTTCTCTTACTTCTACTTTCCTTTTTAATATAATAAATTCAACATCAATTATATCTTCTGAGATTTTAAGTAATTCTGCGTAGAATTTTTTGTATAATAAGATTTGTGCGTTTTTAACTGGGTCTGATTTTTGATATTTAGACCATCCTCTTGTTGATGTCTTAAAGTCAATTATACGATATCTACCATTAAATGTATCTCTTATAACCAAATCAATAAAACCCATAAAATTCACATTCTCTGCTATCTTAGTATTGATTGGTTGTTCAATGGCTACTAATTCATCATGCTTAAGTGAAAAGAAACGATTAAAGTTTTTAGATTTCTGAAACCAATCTAATAAGATGTTTCCATCTTCTAAAAACTCTACCATTTCTTCTTTCGTACAAATATTAGAATTTAACTCACCTTCTGTTTCTTTAAGATAAGTTTCTCTCATTCTTTCTTTAAGATAATCTTTTAAATCAATCATCTTGTCAGCTTGTGACTTTGATATTCTTAAACACTTCTCCAAATAATTTTGGAGTGTTTCATGCATAGCTGTTCCAAAGATACTATGTATGTTAGAACTGGATTCGGATAATCCATTTATATAACTTAATTTATATTGGTGTGGACAACTATGCCACATACTATATTGTGAAAATGATACTCTTGCCATAATAAATGTAATATAACCAAATTATTTAGATTTACCAAATTATATCTTAAGTTTTAATTTAGTTATTTGTTTTTTATCTATTGCGTATTTTTCACAAATATATTTTATATTTTCTCTACCTTCTCTACTTGCATATAAAACCTCAATATAATCCATTGCTTGTCTTTCTGAACAAAGAAATTCTTTTTTAATTAATTCTATTAAAAAATCTTCGTATTTATCTTCACCTTTTCCTTTAATATATTTTAAAAAATATTTTCCTTTTGGAATAACATTAATGTATAATTTATACATTTGTTCTGGCTCCAATGTTTGTGTTAAAGGAAGTAAGGTTGCAACCAGTTCAACCCATTCAGGTTTCATAGAAAGAAATCTATTAATCATAAAATTACTCCATGATTTTAAATCTTCTTCCGAAAGTTTATCAAAATAATTTGGGTCTTGCTCAGTAGTTATTGCATTAATATGGTCAAATAACTTTTTACCTGCCATTATTCAATAATTTTTTGGTCTTTTAATTCTTCTGGTAAAAGTTCTTGCATTGTTTTACCACATTGAGTGCAAAGATATATTTCAATTGGCATGATACTATCTTTTGCTGCGCCTGTTAATAACCTTGATATTTTTTTAAATCTATATCCTGGCATATATGTTTTTCCACCACATTCGCATGCCATATCTCTTGCATCGTTTAAATTGAGATTCGGTGGTAATTGTCCTTCTTGTTGCATTATTTTATAATATTTAAAATTTGAATAATCGTGCTCATAAATACAATCTCTTTATCTACTACTAAAGCATCTTTTGAAAGACCTTCTGCGATGGTTAGAATTGTATTTGCTACATTTCCATTTGCATACTCATCTACTTTATCATATAGCATTGTATACATTTCTGAGTAATCGTTTAATTTGTTATCTGCTACTGCTTGTCTAATTTTCATAAACATATTTCTCTTATCATCATTTGCTTTTAATAAGTCAATAAGTTTATTTGCAAAGTTTGCTTCAACCATTACTTTAGGGTCTACTTTTAATTCACCCTTTGCTGATTGTAATTGACAAGTATTAAGTATTCTTCTAATATCTGGGTAATATGAATTAATCACATCAGCCATATTCTTTGGTTCATACTTAATCTTTTCTGCATCTAATATCTTTGCTACCTGAACTGCTACATCCTTTTTAGTTGGAGGAGTAATTGCAAAAGACTGACATCTACTTTGAATAGGGTCAATAATTTTCTCAATGTAATTACAGGTTAAAATGAAACGACAATGTTTAGAGAATGTTTCCATTAAGTTTCTTAAAATCGCTTGTGCTCCTGGTGTCATATAATCAAACTCATCTAAGATGATTACTTTGAAACCTGCGAAACCAACTGATGATGCGAAATTCTTAACTTTTGTTCTAACCGTGTCCACATTGTTTTCATCAGATGCGTTGATAATCATAAAGTCACATTTGATTGTGTTTACGATTAGTTTAGCAAGTGTGGTTTTACCAGTACCTGCTTTTCCGTATAACAACAAATGTGGTATATCGTTTGCATCTAAATACTGCTGAATTGTTTCTTTTACTTGCTCATTTCCTACATATTCTGCAAGAGTTTGGGGACGATACCGTTCTACCCAGAGTGTGTGTTCTTTTTTATTGTTTTCGTTTGCGAAAAAACTCATAATTGTTTTATTATTTGTTCTGCTAAAATTTTATGTCCTTCCAATGTCAAATGCGTATCGTATGTCGTTGCTATTTGTGTTTTGAATTGAGGTTGTTGAT